CACCTGAATTCTGTTCTGTATAGACCTTATTGTATGTATAACAATCATCTGGTCCGTATATGTTCTGTAAATCACCAAACTGTAATGAATCATATCCTACTAAACATATGTTTTTATACCCATGATGAACAGCATAACCTAATGCATATATTCCACAAAAGGTGTTCTTGAGCAATTCATTTGTATATATAACTATGTTGTTTACATGGGAATAGGAATATCCAATCATATATGATGTCTGTCCTTCTCCTCTGTAATCTTCTCCTTGAACTACAAATCTATCATCACCCTCGACTCGATTTTCAATTATTCTTCCTGGTAGACCAGACTTCATCAAGTCCCACATCTCCATAGGTATCTCATTCCATTCACCTACACACACTGGTTGTTTCTTATAGTATTGGTCTGTAATCATTTCATTCTGTGGTGCGACATCTTGCACAAACAGTAAGTCTGGTGTGTAGTCTCTGTAGACCATATTCATTCCCCACCACTCTGATAAGTCACTCGGGTTTACATTCTTTCTTGATGGTCCGTTACCAACAAGATACAGCATATCTAATTTGTCTTGCATAGTTCTATAAGTTTTGCCTTATACACTTTATGTTCAAAATGTATAAATGTTTTGTATTTGCTTATTCTTGTCCATACATCTGGATAAACAATTGTTTCAGTAATCAATTCATTCCATTTAGAACTGTAATTGGTTATCGCATCTAGTATACACATTGTTTCTAAAGATATTTTCTTCCCTAGAAATTGTTTAAGTAAGAATGGATGTTGACCATTCTTAACTGTTAGAACTTCTTGTATTGTTTTCTTCTCTAAAAGATAACCTACTTCTTGTTCAAACATATGTGATAGTTTTTGTAATCTCTTCTTTCTTTCTGTAAACACTTTCTTTGCCTCATTATCTAGTAAGTCGCCAACCCACATGTCTTTTAGACTAAGGTTGGAAACATAAAATTCTTGAAGTTCATCCTTGTATAGTCTTGCAAGTTTACCAAAATGAAATCTATCATTGCGTTTTAAGAAGGAAGATAGTTCTGCTTTGACACGACCATTGTATTGCACAAAGTCATAATCTTTAGAGTTGAAATGCAATTTGATTGCAAGATACAACTGATAACTATCAAATCCTTCTCGACTTGACATTACGAACCGACTATAATCTTTTTCTTTTTAGGTACCTCAATACCTGATATTGCAGTTCTATATGCTTCAACAACTTGTTCATTTGTCTCTGCAACAAAAACATAATTTTGAATGAACATTGACTTAGGGTTAATCATGCCGGTTACTGCTACACCTTTTGCAAACCCCATACCGCCATCTGGCGCCTGAACAATCATCTTAGGATTCTTCAACTCAATACCATTCTTATTATCTACTAGTTCTCCGATATATTCACCGGACATAGTTATCACTGATACTACATTTCCTTTTTTCATAATTTCTCCTTATGATATAAAACTTTCAAGTGACCCACGACTTGCTTTTTCTCTATTGATGAGTTTAAGTTTCTCTGCCTCAGCAGTCAACTTCTCTTTCAATGGAATCGAAAGTAATCGTTTTGCACCCTCAGGTTCTACATTATTTAATTCACATACTTTGAGTATTGCACTCATGATGTCCGTTCTATTACCGATAAGTAGTTTTTCTACTTGTTCTGTAAATTCTTTTCTAGTTATCATTACCAAATTTCTCCTCACGAAACCAAAGATTGAAAGCATATTTCTCTCCTTCTAATACAGGTAGACCTGCATGTTGAGAAAACTCATCTCTCACATTTGACTCCGGTTTACAATTATACCACACGATGATTGAACCCATTTTAGGTTGCACATTAAGACCCAATCTATTGAATCCTGTTTCGCCACCCTTTGGGACATCTCGAAGATATCCTAAGACAGTCAACAATCTTTGACCGCCTGTCTTCACATAATTATCATTATGATGCACATCATCTTTATCAAATGAATCAAAATGATAATCATATTTTTGTCCAACATCATAGTGAACAATCTGAAATGGTTCTGCATTTTCTAAAGGCATACGAACCATTTGTGAAATTCTTTCTGCAACTCCTAGTATAACAGGAGATGCATCATGTGACAACCAGGTATTCGAACCTGTTCTGCCTTCATGTTTTTGTCCTTTACCATCTTCACTTACTACACTACTTGGTTCTAAATTTTGCCATGAGTGTAGAAGTATTTCTTCGCACTCTTCATGTGATATGAAGTCATGAACAACTGATATTCTATGAACATCATTGTGATAGATGTTTATCATATACCGTATAGATTCTCGTATTGTTTTCTTAGTTGAACTAAGTCTTCTATGTGTTCATCTGGTGTTGATGAGAAGATTTGAAATGTATTTAAACCTTCTATGCCTACTATTGCAGTAATGTTATCAACAGGTTTGCCTGTAAGTTCTTCGACCATCAATGCGTATGCAGTCATCTGAATATACCATTGTTTCGCCATGTATTCTTCTTTTATTTTGCCTGATGATTTAAAATCTATGATTGAAAGTGTATTGTCAAATAGACCAACGCAATCGACACGACCAGCCAACCGTAGTTGATTAGAGTAGAGCGGAGCTTCAAGGGCAATAGGTATAATTTCATCAAGAACTGGTTGAACAGCCTTGAACATTCCCTCTTGAAGAACATTCTCAAACTCGATGTAGTCTTTTTCTTTTCTGAGATAATCTTCAATATGTTGGTGAAACGATGTTCCTCTTGTTGTTGCTTGTTTGGTGATTTTGTTTGCCGTCTCTTCACCGACTCTTTTTCTCCATAACTTGATTTGGTCTTTACTATGCAAACCTGTCACTGTAGTGACACTAGGATATCTGATAGATTCTTCAGCACCCTCAGTAGTATAGTATCTCTTACCATCTACTGTTATTGTTTTTAAGTCTATATGTTCTAGTTCGTGAAGTTCTAATTTATCTGTTTGCACTTGTGTCATTTCTTTTTCCTTGCCTGTATAGCGGCATGTTTCTTAACAATCTCTCTAGTCTTAATATCTTTAGCAGATGCTTTATGTAAATGCGAACCTTTATGACCCTCACCTATTTTTGATAATACTTCTTTGAAGCCATCATCTGTTTTTACTCTGTCGCCAACACCACCAACTGTAGTAGGTGCGCTTAATATTACTTGTCTTAGATGTGGATTATCTTGTTTGAATTGTTCTAGTTTTGTGAAAGACATGATGCGTTCTTCTATGCAACCAGTTTCTAGATTTTCAAAATCATATGCAGGCATTATGAATTATTCTCTATTAGATTATCTTCTACAATCTGTTTCACTTTAGATTCTTTATACCATAGACCACTATAGATTGTTGTCGTGCCATCAGACCATTCTACGATATATCTTTTATAACCGAAAGGTCTTTCTGAGAAGATTCTAACATCTCCATATCCTGCAACTAATACTCTCATAATATAATCCTCGATATTGCAAATGCAATTATAAACAACACACCAAAAAATGCAGTGAGTAGTCCTATTGCAACTACAAAAAGTTGTGTTGGTGTTGGGTCAAATTCCTCTCTTGCACCCAAACCAAATAACAACTTCAATATAATCTTCATAACATAAATTGTGGAACATCTCTATTAGTCCACTTTGCAAAACTTTTTTTGTATTCTCTGTAGTATTTATGATACGCCTGGAGAGAATTATTTTCAACCTTAACATCATCAGGCATACATTGTGGTGGTTCTGACCATTCGCCTAGTTGAATGTTGTTAGGTATATTGTCTAGTAAATCTCTGAGTTTAGAATCTGTCATATGAACTTTGCCATAACGATATGTGTATTCATCACATAGATTAGTAAACATATCATATGCATACTGATACTGAATGGCATTCTCACGAACCCACCTTGTAGATGGATGATTTATATGTGATGCTTTGTATAGTATATCTTCTCTGTCTGAATCTAATCGCCACCTTTGTATTCTACGACCATTCTTAGATAAACCATAATACGCTTCACCGTCTAACATACGATGTGCAGTAGATAACATCTGAGCATACTCGATAATCATCTTGACTACATGTTTGTCGCAATGTAGTGTAGCAGATACTTCTGGTTCTTTGTGAAGATAAAATAAATTCATAACTCTTTAATTTCTTGTAGAATTGATTCTACATTTTTCCATGCAAGGTGACCAATGACATCTTGCGTTATAGGAGTATGGTAAGTTATTTCTCCTGAAATGTCAATAGAAAAATCTAAAACTGCAAGTTCCCATAAACCATTCTTACCACCATAACTGTAATCATGTTTGATTACACTGGCGCCATAGTTATTGTCAAACTTATAACGATGTGCCACACCATTACTAAAATAGTCTGTGCTTAAGAGAAACTTTCTAAGGGGGGCGTCACTTCTATTACTTGCCTCTAATGGGTCAAGTAGAACCCTCTCTCTTCTAGAAAGTTGTTTGTTTACTTCTTTATCATACATTTTTTATCTCCCTCAACCAATCTCTATAAGGGACTGGATTATCTGTTGTTGACAAATACTTTTTGTATTCTTCTTTGTTCTCTTTTGATTTGGTCATAGTATCAACCCAACCACTAGATGAGTCTTGCCATCTTTTCGAATTACCCATATAGTCGTGCCATAGTTGTTTCATTAATCATCTAACTCTGGATAAAAGTTATCATGTTTTGGTTTGTAACCATAGAAACCTTTTTCCTGTTCTTGTGCTTGTTGTTTCTTTTTTTCTTCCAGTTTTTTATCTACTGGTCTTTGTTGTGTTTGTGGTTGTGCCATAATATACTCCTACTTATAAAATATGTGGTCAGTTATCTGAACCGTTTCGTTTAATGTCTCTGCCCAATATGGTTCGACCATAATAGAATGATAATGTGTTGCACCCTCTGTAATGTCAGGATATTTACCCATGATAACATCTGATGCAATCACATAAGACTCAAAAAATGTATCGGTGTCTAAAGGTTCATCTGACTTGCCATCACAAAACCAACTGAACTGACATTGATGTCTGATTGGTACCATGTTGCCTTTCCAATTCTCACGCCATCTGGCTTGATATACAACACCACAAATACTATCACCGTATGCACTATGTTCCATTCTGTTTAGAACAACTTGTGCAACTGCAACTTTACCTGCAAGTGGTTGATTACCAGCCTCGAAGTAAATGTTTTTTGCCATGCAAACTGTTTCGCCATTCTCATCTGATGCTTGAGCAAGACTAGGTAATAATAACAAGAACATTAAGAATGAACCAAATGCCATGCCATACAGAAATGCTTTGTATGCCTTACTCATTTTAATACCCACTTGTTGTATGTGCATACTCGTCTGGACAATTCTTCTCGCCACAGACACAATGACCTGGTGCAGGTTCATCTGCTGGGTCAGGTGCAAACTCACTCGGATGAATCGCACCATATGTTTCTAAATTGTAAACATCTTGTTCAGATAATTTACCATCACTTGCCTCTGCAAGTATCTTATAATGATTACTCATAAAAAGAACTCCTGGTCTTTAGGGACCTCGTGTAGTTTAGCAAACACTAAACTATCATTTGTTTCTTTGAAAATTTCTAATGCCAGACTAGCAGCCTCGAAGTCATCGTATGACTTACCGCCAATATTCCATGTTGTCTCTACATAGTCATCATGAAGATTTCTAGCATAGTGCCAATCGTAAACAGTAAAGGTGCCATACTTTCTGTCACCCTCGCCGTCACTAACTTGATAATCAATACAGAAGTCTGTAGTGATTTTATCACCGATGCCCTCATACCAAGGGTCACCGAACATATCTTTCAACTGACTAGTTGAAGCATTAATTGAACCTCTCAATGAAGTTCCTGCACCACCCTCGGTGCATGGTATAAATTGTATTGTTTGCATAATTAGTCTCCTATCTTAAATAATCTGGACCATAAATTCTCATTGAATTTGGGTCAATGTAATAACCATCGAAGAGATTACCCCTCGGTGCGTTTAGAGCGGGTGTCGCCCAACCAGCAGCTTTCAGAATATCACCCTCTTTGAAAGTAATACCTGTCATGCCTTTTTGCCATTCTTTCTTGTTAATGAAACCCCATACTGACCTATCGTTGCCATTGTCACAAGTTATTATCTTGATGTATTTTGGACCAACTTTGTAAGTAGTGGTTGTAGTCTCACGAGTATGTTTCCATCTCTTATGAGTTGCCTTAGTGATTCTCTCACAAAGGTCATTTACTAGTTGCATTAGGTCTTGTTCTTGATTGACCTCGTTTACTAATTCTGATAGTTTCATATTTTCTCCTTTATTACTCATCATGTATAGGATAACAAAAAATGGG